GTTACGAAGTACAACCGTTCGTTATACCAGCTGTCGCCGTCAATGCGCCGCACCGAAGGGACAGGGTCTGGATTGTTGCCCACCGCGAGAGTGGGAGGGAACGGTTCGGCAAGCAAAAAGGAAATTGCAATGGGGAATCCAAAACACAGATTAGAAACGACAATCGAGATGCTTCCAACGCCAGTAGTAAAACCCACGGAAGATGTTGTTATTGTCCCGGTTGCGATAAAGGATGGGATGAATGTACCTGCGATGCTTCCCACGCCAGACAGCCACATGGAACGAGGAGTAGCGAAAGAGTGGAAGCCAATAAGACCGAGCGGAGCGCACGCATCGTTTCCTCTGAACGAGGCAGTAGCTGGGACGAAAACTGGCTTGAAGTTGCAACCTGGCTTTGTGGAGTATTTAATGGGCTATCCGAAGGATTGGACAAAGATATGAGTGATGGGGTATTATTGAAGTATGCCCCGACCCTCAATGCTATTACCCGACAAGATTTGCCCTATCTGTGGAAAGGTTTTCAATCGAAAGCGTTTCAATGGCGTATTGGAAGATTCGACACGGTACAAGACCCGGATTACGTGTTCGCAGTCCTGTGGAAACTCAAAAATCGAGCCGACAAGCAAATCTGCCTTCCGTTCGAAAGCGAAGAAGTTCAAAACGCTTATATGCGAAATGTGTGGGACGACGAAAAATCTCGACGCGCATCACGTGGACCGGAATATCAAGAACAATACGCCAGAGAACATCAAGACACTTTGTCATCCATGTCACATGAAGTCGCACTGGCGGCGGCGGAAATCCAAAAGTCGTTTTTGAAAGATAGGAACGCTCGGCTCAAAGGACTCGGCAACGCCTGGGTCCCACGGGTGGCGGAGGAAATCTTTGCCGCCATTAAACATATCGATCGAACATAAAAAACTATGAACACATCAATATCACTCCTGCTCCAATTGGCACTCTTCATGATCACGAAATATCCGTCGACCACGACGATCGCCATGGCGCAGCAGGCAGTGACGGTAGCTGAAGAATCGATAGCGGCCGCACCGGCGCCGGTAGCGGAGACGGCGCCAACGCCGGTGCAGACATCAACCCCCGAGCCGCACATTGGCATCATCGCCATGCCGGCATACTAGCCATGAGAAACATCCTGCAAATCACAAACGATCATCTGGCCGATCGACATAACGCGCAGTACGGCAATCCGATCGGCTTTGTGATGAAAAAAGCGGAGGAGGTCATGAAGGAAGCCGAGCGGGCAAAGTCGGACCCGAGCTGTCTTGCCCTATCCACGCACTTCGCGGTAGAATTAGAACAACAGCTCGAAAGTATGGGTGTCAACCTGCCTCCCGGAGTTCTCCGGGGACTGGGGACAAGCGCAATCGCCGTTGCGATCCGCGAATGGGAAAAAATAAATCAGGAGTACGAGGCACAGCTCACCCCTCAACAACCAAAACAAATCTCATGATCGAAGACTATACCGCCGAGTGCGAAGTGCATAAGGTCAAGTACAACAAGCGTATCAAGAACCTCTGGTGGTATGGCCAGTGGACGGCATGCAAGCATACGAATGCGACCTACCACGGATGGCGCAATTATATGGCATGCCCGGACTGCAAGATCGGAGCGTGGAAGGGAATGAAAATGTCGGATCTTGATCGGTCAAACTTCGAATGACCATAACACTCCACGGCCATGTGCCAAGCAAGAAAAACTCGAAGCGCCTCGTCTACGCCGGGCATCGGCCGGTGATGATAAGCTCGAAGGCGCACGAAGCATGGCATACGGTCGCATCATACGAACTCAAAAGCCAAGTGAAGGGGTCGGCGAATCGCATCGCGCTCTCCGGCCCCAAGCAAATTTCAATAACTATATTCGGAGCGACACGACGCAAGGAGGATCTCACGAATAAAGCGGAAAGTCTGATGGATCTTCTTGTGGATAACTTCGTCCTCGCGGACGACAATTGGGAGGAAGTGCCAGAGATCTATCTTCGCTACGGCGGATACGATAAAGCGAATCCCAGGGCAGAGATAGAGATATCGGCAGTAAAGGTCGGCAAACCAACATCAAAAAAATCATGATCCAAATAACCATCACGAAGAACGACGACGGGACATTCACCGCCGCCTATTTCGTTGCGGGACAGGGTGAGCAGCAGAGCCAGACGTTCGCGGATGTCCCGACCCTCACGGCCGGTCTTCCCGAGATCCTCGCGCTCGAACTCGCCGCAGAGCAGAAGCAGGCAGGCGAATAGTACGATCGGGGGCGCGGGAGATTCCCCGAGCAGGGTCTCCCGCTGGGAAAATAGGCGAACCACGCCGCGGCTGGTCTTTTACTTCTACCCAGGTACTCCCCACCCGCCGGGTATCAGGCCGCCCCCGACACTCCTTTTAAAATGTTGTATAATATAATTCATGAAGATCACGCTCATACCAATTGAAGATCTCAAGCCCTACGGCAAAAATGCAAAGAAGCATCCCAAGGGGCAGATAGAGGCGATCGCCCGGAGCATCAAAGAGTTCGGGTTCAATCAACCGGTAGTCGTCGACAAAAATAATTCGGTCATCGTGGGTCACGGTCGCATGCTCGCGGCCATACAGCTCAAGATGTACGATGTGCCGGCGATCAAGGCAACCGACCTCACGGATGCGCAGATCAAAGCGTATAGGCTCGCGGACAATAAACTGAACGAAAGCGACTGGGACATGGACCTCGTGATCGAGGAACTGAAGGAGCTGAAGCTCGAAGGCCTCGATATCACGATTACCGGATTCGATGACGATCTCACGATCGAGACGAAGGAAGACGATGACGCACTCGGGGAAGCCATGGGAACGATAGAGCCGATCGTGAAGGTGGGAGATCTCTGGCGGCTCGGGGATCATCTGCTTTATTGCGGCGATGCCACGGAAAAGAAGTCATACGATCGCCTGCTGGGCAAGGACCGGGCAAGAATGATATTCACGGATCCGCCCTATGGCATCAAATACCAGGACAGCGACGGCGAGGGCATCATGAACGACGACAAAAAAGATGCGGCGCTCGTGAAGTTCTTCCAAGATGCTCTGAAACAGATCCATGCATATTCGGCGAATGACGCCACGCTCTACTGGTGGTACAGCGAACGATTCACGGCGGAGAACCTCGAGGCATGGGGGGGGGGCCGGATGGAAGTGGAGCCAGACGGTGCATTGGCTAAAGAACGGCCCCACATGGGCGCCAAGCCTCCTGTATCAGCGTCTAAGCGAACCCTGCATGGTGGGATGGAAGAAGGACAAGAAGCATTATCAGGATCTCGCATTTTCGAAATTCACGGAGCTATGGGATCTCCCCAAAGCCCGCTTCGCGCAGCATCTCGATTGGTGGTACGAAAAGCGCGACGACCCGAAGACCTATATCCATCCGACGCAGAAGCCAGTGCAACTCTCCGAACGCGCGATAAAGCGATCGAGCGAGAAGGGAGATATCGTGCTGGATGTGTTCTGCGGATCCGGGAGTTCGCTCATAGCATGCGAACAGCTCGGGAGAAAAGGTCGTGCGATGGAACTCGATCCCAAGTTCTGTGATCGCATCATAAAGCGGTGGGAGAATTTAACGAAAAAAACGGCGAAGAAATTAAAATAATTCTATCGGAAAATGACCATCACCTGCATCAAGAAGCATATAGTCCTCTCTAAAGATCCGGGCAAAGGAACGATTCTCATAAAGTGTCGCCCGCACAAAGAATTCGAGGAGATGATGCAGTGTCCGACGAGAGAAGGTCAAAGGGAATATCATCTGCCCTGGGGATTCAATCCGAAGAAGATCGAGGGCGTGCAATACGTGCCTGATCCTCTGACGGTGATCAATAAGAATATCGACGAGAATGAAAAAGAAAATCGGCAAAAAATCGAAAAAGACGCCTAAAAATACCAACCCTGCCATCAGGAAAGAGCAGGATGGAGTTCGTGATCCCAAAACTGGGCTATTCCTTCCCGGCCAATCGGGAAATCCAAGCGGCCGGCCGAAAGGCGTCTCGATAACGAAAATGCTCCTCGAGACGCTCGAGAAAACGCCTGAAGGTTCGAAGATCACCTACGCTGAAGCGATCCTCAAGAAGCTCCTCACAAAAGCGATCGCCGAAGGCAACACGACGGTGCTGCTCGAGATATGGGACAAGATTGACGGCCGGTCGAAACAAACGCTCGGGTTCGAAGACGATGATCTCGCGGTGTTCCTGCGCGGCCCGGACAAAAAGAAAGAAATATAGCCATGACACGATACTGCTCACACTGCCAAATAAGGCTCGGAAGAATATACCTCGAGGCACCGGTCACGCGCACCGGAAAAAAGCGCTATACGCGTGTGTGCTGGAACAAGGACTGCCCGCTCTTCAAGCAAATAATCAAAAAGAAAACCAATGCGCGAGCTTGATATCGATAAGATCTCCAATTTCACCGAGAAGCAGACACGCGCCGAGGGATTGGTGTACGACTTCAAGTACCTGCTCTATGGCGGCGCAATGGCCGGCGGAAAGTCATACTGGCTCAGGTGGATGCTCGTAAAGCTCCTTGTGTATTGGGCGATCAACGGCGTTCGGCATCCGACAGTCGCTCTCTTCTGTGAAGACTTCCCAAGCCTCAAGGACCGGCACATATCGCGCATCAAGCATGAGTTCCCGCCCGAGCTGGGAACGTACAACGCTACCGACCACAACTTCACGCTGAAGAAGCGGTGGGGCGGCGGCACGATCGCATTCAGAAACCTCGACGACGCGAGCAAATATCAATCGAGCGAGTTCGCCGCGATCGCTGTGGACGAGCTGACGAAGAACGATCGCAATACGTTCGACTTCCTCCGCACTCGTCTCCGCTGGAAAGGCATCAAGCATCCGAAGTTCATCGCGGCAACCAATCCGGGCGGGAAGGGATCGCAATGGGTGAAGCAGATGTGGCTCGATCGCATCTACGACCCGAACGAAAAGGAAAGCGACCAGTTCATGTACGTGGCGGCGAAAGCGAGCGACAATCCGTATATCACCGGCGACTACATGCGCACATTGGAATCGATGCCGGAAGTGCTGCGACGGGCGTTCCTCGAGGGCGACTGGGATGTGTTCCAAGGGCAATACTTCAAAGAATGGCGGCGGGATCTCCACGTCATCACGCCGAAGATGCCTCTGCGCTACCACAAGAAATATATCTGTGTGGACTATGGCTATGCGGCGCCGTCCTGTGCGCTCTGGTTCTACGTCGACGAGTTCGGTCGCGCGATCTTCTACCGTGAGCTGTACAAGACCGGCCTCACCTATCGGGCATTGATGGCCGAAATCTGCGCTATGACGCCTCTCGACGAGGAAATCGTGTACATGGTCTGCGATCCCGCTATCTGGGCCAAGAAGGGCGAAAATGACCACGAATTGAGCGGTGCAGACATCATGGCGGCCGAGTATCAGCTGATCCGCAAAAGGACGATCATTATGCAGAAAGGAGACAACCGGCGCATACCCGGATGGACGGTCATGCGCGAATATCTGGCGCCGGCGATGGTGAACGGCGTCCTCTCCCCAAGGATGCTCGTATGCGAAACGTGTCCGAACCTGATCCGCACACTGCCCTCGCTCATTTACGACGACAAGAACGTGGAAGACTGCGACTCCGACGGCGAAGATCACGCACCGGACGCAGCACGCTATGGCCTCATGAGCAGGCCCCAAGCATCGCATGCCGTGGCAACAACCGTAGGCGACAAGGTCGGCCGCCTGCTCGGGCAAAACACCTTCCGAGGCAATAATCAGTACAGTGCCGAGGATCGTAAAAAAGACTCATTCGAATGAGCGGCAACGTATCGGGATTCCCAAAACAGAAAACGCCGGCCGAAGAACTGGAGAATATCCAGGTGCTTCAGGACGCGCTCTCGAAAGACGAAATGCGGCTCGTCATGGCGTACCGGAAACTGGTGCCGCTATCGACGCTCAAGGTCTCCGTGCGGCAAGGCGGCAAAATTGTCGATATCGTGATCACGCATCAAGAGTTCGTGCCTCTTGACGGCAGAGAGTAGAGTGCTAAAGTTATCTCATAAGCGCTGAAGCCACGGCGAGCGCACCCAAACGAGGTGCGCTATTTTATTACCCACAACACACATGAGCTTTCTGAAGGACATGAACAAATATACGCGCACGGTCACCATGCCGGGCGGGTATGGGCATAACCTCCCCGATACGATCCGCCAGATCGATCGCCACTGGGAGGGAAAGTTCAAAGGCGGAACGCAGGACTCGCAAGGAAAGTACAAATACTGGATGCACACATCGCGGCCACTCTCGGAGATGGCCTCGAAGAACGTCGACGTGAACACCTCGATGATCAAGCTGATCGGCATACCGAAGCAAAGCGAGCTATCCACATGGGTGATGGAGCGCGAGCTTCGCCAATGGCTGACCGAGAACGACTTCGATAGCCTCCTGAACGATATCGTCGAGCAATACCCGAAATTCGGGCATGTGGTGATCAAGAAGCATAAGCGCGTCGGCGAATCGATCGGCGTCTCGATCGTGCCGATAGAAAACCTCCGCATGGATCCGAGCAACAAGTGGCTCAAAGATTCCGGGTTCGTGGGCGAGCTTCACCGCATGAGCCGCGGCGAGATTCTCCGTCACAAGGAATGGGATAAGAACGAAGTGCAACGCCTCTTCAAGATCGGCAAGCAGGATTACGATATTTATGAATACTACACAATGGAAGAAGAAGGCTATAAGCGCACGTGGTATGCCTGGGTGATCCGTCCGAACGCATCGAGCGGCGGCAGCACATTCGGCATCGAAGCGAACATCAACCAGCCGGACAACATGGCATTCCCTCCGATCAAGCTCTACAGCGACGAAGTGGATGAACTGCCATACCGGGAATTGAAATGGAGCAACGTCGCTGGCAGGTGGCTCGGAGGCGGAGAGATGGAATACCTCGCCGACAATCAGCGTCATGACAATGAGACTGGCTACCTCGAGCTGAAAGGACTGTATCTGAAGGCGCTCAAGATCTTCACGACCGACGACGACAGCCTCGGAGGGAACGTGATACGTGAAATGCAGATCGGGCAGCTCATCAAAACGCAGGGCGACCTCAAGATGGTGCAAAGCGACAACACCGACCTCTCGGCATTCAGCCAGAACAACGCGCGGTGGGACAAAAACGCCTCCCAGAAGGCGTTCTCAAGCGATCCTGCGGGAATGGGCGGCAAGCCGAACAAACAGGCCATAGCGTGGCTCCAGTCGAACACAGCGAGCTACTACAAAAAGAAGCAGGAGAACCTCGGTATCTTCCTCCGTAAGCTCCTCATGAACGACATCCTCCCGAGCTTCAAGGACGACAAGAAGCGCAAGCACATGTTCACCTTCGTGGGATCGTATGCGGACATCGATCAGTTCACGAAATTCATCGTCGAAGCGCAGGTGAATAATGCCGCGCTCGCGTACGTGAAAAAGACCGGGTTCATGCCGAGCCAAGATGAACGCGCGAAGGAATCCATGCGCATCGAGAAAGCGCTCCGCAACCGGAACAACCACGGCATGGAGATCCCGGCATCGTTCTACGAGAACCTCGTCGCGCGACTCGAGATCGTGATCACCGGCGAGAACAAAGACCTCCAAGGCATGACGCCGATCCTCCAGCAGTTCCTCACGCTCATTGCGCAAAATCCGGCAGTGCTTCAGAATAAAGCTACGAGAGCGATCGCATTCAAGATCCTCGAGTTCAGCGGCATGCAACCGGCCGAACTCGATATGCTCGAGCAGCAAATGACCCAGCAGGCGAACTCTCCGCAGGCGCAGCAACCGCAAGGACCAGGCGCAGGCCAGCCAGATCCGAACGCTCCGATGAAGCCCGGCGCATCGATGCCTAAAATTGCGCCGCCGGGAGGCAATAACGCCCCCGCTGCAGTCGGCGCCGGGCCAACCAGCAAACAACTATGAAACTAACCCCTCTCAATACACAGGTTCTGAACACCTATCGCGCGATGAAAGCCGCGCACCTAGAATACTGCGAGAAGGTGATCGCGGAGATCGGTGACCTCGAGCATCTCTCCAAGGAGGAGTTCGAAAGCGCAAAGATTGCCATTGTCGCAATACGGAAGTACTTCATCAACCCGGTCAAGCTCTCGGAGCGGGTCGAGCCGGGGCAGGAAGTAGGAAAAACACAGGAAGATTTCGGATAATAAAACATCACTATGGACGACAATTATAACTTCACCAATATCACGACCCAGACGACGACCATCGTATCGACGACCGGGTCGAAGCTGATCAAGGTCATCATCAATACCCCGCTCGCAAACGGCGTGGTGACGATCTACAACAATAAAGTCGGAAGCGGCGCAAAACTCGGGACGATTACGCAGGCCTCGGTCTTGACCGCAATCGGACCGAACGCAGTCGAGTATGGCGTCTCAATGCAGAATGGCATCACGATCGTGACCTCCGGCGCGAACCAGGACATCACCGTTGTGTGGAAATAGAAAAGTCTTAGAATAAAAATAATATGGCAAAACTACCAAGCGAATCTGATGCTGGATCCATGAAGGGATATAACCCGAATCTTGGACTGCCAAAAAATCAGGTTCCCAATTCCGGCTACACGCCGAAGACAGGACCGGCCGCACCGAAGATGAAACCCGGTGCGTCTCCGATGAAGATCAATCCGCCCGGCCGCATGCGCCCAACGCCTATGCAGAAGCCGGCTCGACGTCGATCGCCTCGTCCGCGATTGAATAAAAAAATGATCGCATAAGATCATGGCAAAACACACACCGAAAGGATCCAAAGGACAGACCGGAAAGCAGCTCACGAAAGTGCCGCATGCTCCCGGAACGCCCGGCGGAACAGAAGTGCGATCTGGGAAGTATCCTGCGAAGGGTGCGCCCAGACGCAGGCTTGCAATGGTCAGCTTGAGAGCTGCGCCAGTGGATGCCCAGCAGAAGGGCAGCAAAAACATGAAGGCCGCAAAATCGGCGTTCAATCGGATGAATAAAAAAGGTCGGAAATCCTAACACCATCAAAACCATGGAAACAGCAGGATCAAAACAGGCAAAGAGAGCATTCAACAAGATGACCGGCAATGGACGCACGAAGCCGGCAGGTGCGATCACCAAGGGGAAGACGTACCAAGCAGCCTCGAAGCTTACCGGTCACAAGGCGCCGGGCATCACGAAAGGATCTGGCAATCGGAAGGCCGCGCAAGCGACACGATCTGGTCGCCAAGGTGCTATGCCGGGAGTTCCCGCATCAACCACGACCGGAGGCGGCCGTAAGATGCATTCGCAAGGACCGAAAGGTGCAGTGAAGCGCAAAGTCAATCGAATATAAACGGCAGGTCTGGCTCTCTGTACCATGGGCGGAATAAAACCGGCCAAGGCGCTCATGGCACAGGGAGTCATCCCTGTGAGTCGAGGATCTCTTAAAACCTCCGTCGATCTTCGAACGTCGACGCTAAATCGAGTAACCATCTCTTAAAATGGAGAACGAAAAAACCCCGAATGCCAACGGTAACAATGGCAGTGAGCCAAGCCTCGAAGATCTCATCAAACAAAATAACGAGGCCACCGACTTGGAAACGGTGAAAAAGCTGAATACGCAAATTTTCGCACGTCTCAAAAAGACGGAAGAAAAACCGAAGGACGATAAGGGTAACGAGCAGGTTCCGCAGAATGGTGACCACAAAGTCACGCCTCCGGCATCCAACTCGGAGGAAGCGCCAATCACTACGATGGAGCTGATCACCCTGCAAGGTGACGGCTATTCCAACGCAGAGATCATCAATATCGCCAAACTGGCGAAGGAGATGAAACTGACGCCCGCAGCGCTGATGGCTAACCCCATCCTCAAAGCCGGCATCGAGGCGCAAAGAAAGCAGACCCGCGGTCGGGACGGTACACCCCCCCCGAGCAGTCGCGTTGGTTCGATCTTGTCTAACGACGAGATTCCGGGCTACAGCGATGCGAAGACCCCTGCCGATCGGCAGAAAGCGGTCATCGATAATGCTCGATCTGTCTTCGAGAAGCGTGTTCAGGGAAAACAAGGGGGTAGCGAAGAATAACCCATCTTTAACAACTTAAAATGGCTAGTTTTTCCAGTCAGTTTACAGCAGCCAACCTCGCAGCTTCCATCCCGGAAATTTGGACCCCGATCGTACTCGAACAGATGTTCGCGTCGACCGTCGCATCCAACTTCTTCCTCGATTTGAGCGAGTACGCGACTGAAGGCGGCTCGACGTTCGACATTGCGAACCTCTACACCAACACGTTCTCGGTGCAGACGCAGTCGACGCAGGGCGCCCAGGTCACACTCGCGGATCCGGCACAGGTGAAGGTGCAGCTCGCGATCAACACGCACAACTACGTTGCCGCCCTCGCAGGCGACAAGGATATTGCCCAGCTCCAAAAGAGCTTCAATTTCAACGTAGAGTACGCGAATCAGATGAGAAAGACGACTATGAACGCCCTCGAGGTCTCCCTCTTTGGCCTCTGGTCCTCGCTCTCGACGAACTTGATCACGAACAGCGCCGCAGCCTTCACGGATCAGGAAGCCCGCCAGGCGATCGCCAACATCGAAGCCCAAAACCTCGACGACACGGAGTTCGGGAACCTCGCGTTCTTCCTCCATCCGAACGTGTTTTGGAACCAGGCGGCGGCGATCACCAAGTATTACCAGGCCTATTCGTTGAATAGCCGGGACAATAGCTCCGTTGTGGAATCAGGCACGATCAATGGCAAACCCCATTCGAACGGCCTCCGCGGCGAGATCTATAACATCCCGATCTATGTCTCGACGAACGTCGTGGATAACTTGGGAGGCTACCGTAACCTGTTGGCCCACAAAAACGCATTCGGCTTCGGCATTCAGACCCCAGGTGGTTCGAAAGTCCGCGTTCAGAGCGAGTATCTCCTTGAGAACCTCGGCCTCTTGATCGTGACTGACATCATCTTCGGTACGATCGTCGTCCGCGATCCGTTCGGTGTGGTCATTACAGTTTCCGATACCGCCACGGTCTCCTAGTGAGTCGTGACCCTATCTCTTGTGCGCCCTGCCACAGCAGTTTGTGGTGGTGGGGCGAGAGTTGCGCACACAAACTCTCTCGCCTCGCATGCACAGGAAAAACTAGCCATGGTACACTTAAAACAATGAAATTCCAAAAGCTATATTGGTTCCGAAAGCCGGACGGCAACATCGTCCAGTTCACGGAAAAAGACGCATGGCAGCCCTATGCGCAATACGAACCTCGCTGGAAGCTCATGGGAGTATCCAATGGGCAGATCTATCGGGAGATGACGAAGGTGCCGCGCAATGCGCTCGCCGTATTGATGGCGCAGCGGACCCAGCTCATCAACGCCAAACAGACGATCCCGGCGAAGCTCGAGCGCGACATCGAAAAGGCAAACTTGGTGTTCAATAAGGCCAATAACGATGCCCAGCGAGCCGAATACACGGCAGCAAAAGGTCACTTTGAACGGCCGCCCCGCAACACGAAAGTGTACATGGGCGATCCGGAGCTGATCGAGGAGATGCGCAACGGCGGCATCCGCTCGAAACTCTCCGTCGACTAGCATGAAGGAGATGACGACAATGCCGAATATCGGCGGAGGTCTCGACCGCAAGGTCCGGGATCGGCTGATCTGCATCAACAACGAATGCTGGGACGTCGTATCGAAGAAGATCCGCACCGGCCTCACGAAAGACACGACGGACTACTCGACGATCAACACGGCCATGGAGCTTCTTGAATCGCGCAGCACTCCCGAAGACAAAAAAGCGGTGTTGCGTCAGCTCATCGTGGGCGGGAAAATGACCCCGCAGAAAGCGTCCGAGGTCAATGAGCTATTCGAGCGCGAACTGTCGCTCTGCATGGATACCAAGATCCAAATAGCGATCAGAAAAGGACTCTTGCCGGCGCCGAGCAAGAACGATCCGATGATGGCACGAATGAACCGGCGCATACCGAAAAAATGACGATCAAACCATTGCGCAACAACCTATTCGTCGAACCTCTTGCGGTCGAAAACAAGAGCAAGTCCGGGATCATCATCACCGGCGCGGACGAACCGAGCGGCACGAAAGGAACGGTGAAGTATGCCGGGCCTCTCTGCATTGCCGTGAGTGTTGGCGACGTGGTATATTATAAAAAATATGCACCCGAGGAGATCGAGCTTGAAGGCGTGACATACGGCGTGATCTCCGAAGATGATGTAATGGCAATCATTCCACAAAATCATGAAGGATAAAAATAATTTCTACGTGAAGAATCCCCACGGCACAGTGGTCGTGGTGGGAGAGAGCGAACTCGTGGGCATCAAGCGGAATATCGAAGCCGGCCTGAACTTCGAGATCCTCGGCCCGGTGGCCGCGCAGGAAGGCGAATCCGGAGTGGGAGTCGAACTACCGGAAAATCAAGACAAGAACCCACTCGAATGCCTAACATGCGGCCACGTGGCGGAAAGCCCGGAATCGCTGACGGAACATCTGATGGAGCATCTCCCCGAGTCCGAAAGGTCCTCTACATCGGCAACTTCTTCGCCGACTACCTCACCGAAACCCACCTCTCGAAAAGCCTCGAAGAACTCGGCATCGAAGTCGTCAGGATCAGCGAAAAAAACTGTAGCGAAAAAGCGATAAGAGATGCTGCTGTCGGATGCGATACGGTCTTCTACCAGCGAACATTCGGCATGCCGTTCGACTTTACCAAGCTGGGCATCCGATCAGTTTCTTACACTCTTGACCTCTATCTCGGGCTTAACCGTGCCATGGGAATGGCAAATAATCCATTTTGGCGGGCAGACTACGTATTTACTGTCGACGGAGGCCACGATGATATCTTCGAAGCTCGTGGGATCAGGCATCACTATCTTCCTGCAGCGGTATACGGGGCTGAATGTGGAATGGGTACCGCCAAAGAGGAATACGCATGTGATGTGGCGTTTGTCGGAACCTATCACTACCTGAAGGAATGGCCGTACCGGCGCAAGCTGGTGGACTTCCTCAAGAAGACCTATGGCGACCGCTTCAAACTGTTCGGCGACGTGATTGGCAACGAGGATCCGGGCCACAAGATCATGGTGTTCGGAAAAGACCTGAATGACGTCTACGCATCGGCAAAGGTGGTGGTCTGCGACAGCCTGAACAGCCGCGAGTACTGGAGCAACCGGGTGTACGAAACGATCGGGCGCGGCGGGTTCGCCATCCATCCGAAAGTGGTAGGACTCGAGAAAGAGTTCGAATATGGCAAGCATCTCGTGCCATACGATTACGGAGACTTCGAAGGGCTGAAGCGCAAGATCGATTACTATCTCGCGCACCCGACGGAGCGAGAACGGATCCGCGCGGCAGGCATGGAGTACGTCTCGAAGCACAAGACCTTCGTGAACCGGGCAGAGCAGATCCTCAAGGTCATCGCGGGCAAAAAAATTGATCCATACAAAACATGATCCTCGATATCCAAGACGACAAAGAGCAAGGCATCTATGACGAGATATGGGTGGATAAAGTCTACGGCGAACAGCCGGAGCCGGGCCAGATTGTCCTCGATATCGGGGCAAACATCGGCTACTTCACGCTCTATGCCCTCCAGGCGAGCGCGAAAGTGTACGCATTCGAACCCGAGCCGCACAACTACGACCGGCTGGTGGCGCAGGTCAAAGCCAATGACTTCATATTCGCAAGCGGTTCGGCATTCAAGATGGCCGTAGCGGGAGATGAGGGCGGCCGCACTCTCTACCTCAACCCGGTGAATATCGGAGGCCATAGGATCGTGGGAGATATTGGCGCCGGCAAGATCAAGGTGGCAAGCATCACCCTCGACGAGATCTGTAAGGACCTGGACCGCATCGATATGATCAAGATGGACTGCGAAGGCGCAGAGCATGAGATATTCGAAGCCGCCTCACCCGAGACGATGGCGAAAATCCAAAAGATCGTGATGGAGTTCCACCCGGTGAAGCCGCTCGAGGGATTCCTCGATATCCTGCGGCCATATTTTGATATTCAGCTGAAGCAAAACAAGTGGGACTCGTCGCTCCCTTACATCTGGGCAACCAAAAAGCAATGAAAGAAAAATATCGACATGACGCATTCGATCTGAAGTGGCTCGTTCGAAACTCGACCGACGAGGCGATCATCCAAGAGGTGTGCGCACAGAAGGTCTATGGCGACACGATCAAGCCGGGCGACAAGGTGATCGACATCGGGGCGCAACTCGGGAGCTTTACGGTGTTCGCGGCATCAAAAGGGGCTTCTGTGAGGTCTTTTGAGCCGGATCCCGACAACTACGCCACTATGCTCGAAAACATCGCCCTGAACGATTTCCAGGCCACTGTGACCCCCTATAACGACGCCGTCTGGTCAAACCATGGCGAAATTACCCTCTATGACAGCTGTTCGGAGAATTTGGGCGCCCATTCGGCCATATTCGCCCGCGACGCAAACGCATCCGTGAAGGTCCCGGCGATCACGCTCGACGAGGCGATGGAAGGCTGGGACGAGGTGGACTTCCTGAAGATGGACTGCGAAGGTAGCGAGTTCGAGATCATGAAAAGCGATCGCGTGAAAGACATCAAAGCATTTTCGATGGAAGTGCATGGCTTCGTCACGAACATCGAGGACTATATGAAATTCCGGGACCGGCTTGCGCAGTGGTTCGATCTGCGCGAAGGGGTATGGCATGAGGTTATCTTCTACCTCCATGGAACGCGCAAAAACCAATAAGCGAATAGGATTCATTGCCCGGTGCGATGATACCGGACTCGGCGTCGAGTCTATGGAGTTCGTTGAGCATGTGAAGCCGGACAAGATCATGACGCTCATGATCGGATACAAGAAGCAGCACCCCGAGCGATTCCCTGGCTCGACCGTGATCAGGGGCGTACCGAGCGAGCATGAGATCCGCACATGGCTCGAAGGACTCGACGTGGTGTTCGCAATCGAGACTGGCTATCATCCGTTCTTCTTCTCGATATGCCACCGCGCCGGCGTGAAAACGATCCTGCGCGTGAATTACGAATACCTCGACGTATGCACCGGCATCAATCGCCCCGATCTCTTCCTGCTGCCGACGCCATGGCATGAAGCTGACGTACCGAATCCCAAAAAGGTGCTACCGTTCCCCATCAATACCGATCGCGTGAAAGCGCGGGAGATCAAAACGGCGCAGACGTTCGTCCACATCGCAGGCCACCGCGGGTATATGGACCGGAACGGAACGGAACTATTCCTCCGCGTGATTCCCTTGGTGAAAAGCCCGGCGAAGTTCATCATCTACGACCAAGCGGGCGGCCTGAAGACAAAAGACAAACGCGCCGAGATCAGGGGAGAAGCGAAGCACTACTGGGATATGTATGCCGACGGCGACGTTCTCGTGATCCCTCGAAAGCATTCCGGGCAATGCCTCCCCATGAGGGAAGCAATGGCGGCAGGTATGCCGACATTGATGCCCGATATGGACCCGCAAAACAAGATCCTCGAGCCGGAGTGGCTCATCCCGATCCGCCGCGAGCTATCGGTGGATATCAAGAAGCGAATCGAGTATGCGGATATCGATCCGGCAAAGGTCGCACAAAAAATAGACGAATGGTATAATAAAAATATATGGCAGACTTCCTCAAAGTTGATAAAGAAGGCACAGTCCGAAAATTGGACGGCACTCCTACCGGAGTATCTCAAGCTCCTGCAAAATCTGTAGCACAGAAAGAGCAGGACGCATTGAACGATCCGTGCCAAGCGCTTGTGGATAAGTACCAGATCCCGCAAGAGATCGTGGGCAAGGTTATGAGCCGCAAGGATACGATCGGCTCGATCATCCAAGCGAACCTCGACGGCCTCCAGCGCGACTACATCATGGAAAAGTATTACAGCAAGCAGCTGATCATCAGCACTGCGCAGTCGCAGGTGTGGCGCCAGCAGCTCGGGGTGATCCAACAGAGCATCAAAGGAAAGGTGGCGATCGTGGAGTACTTGACACCCCTCTACCGGGAGTTAGAATAAATCTATAGTTGCTGAAGCTACGGCGAGCAACCCCTGTCGGGGTTGCTTTTTTTATCCACCAAAACCATGCAATGGAGCGATCCCACTAACCATCAAGGCATCATCCAGCGAACATTCTTCAAGACGTTCGGAGATTCGCTCGACCATAGCGCCGATTGGGCGCTGACCGACGTCACCGCATCGGGAAATCTTGCCCTTGCAAAGATTGCCACCGCACTGTGGAAGGCTTCGGACATTTGGACGTGGGACGACACCAACCAGACCTCGCTTCCGGTCGCCACGACCAATCTCGTGAGCGGACAGACCGACTATAGCCTCGGCTCGACGATCCTTCAGATCAAAGGCGTCTCGATCCTCGACATCAATGGCAATTGGGAACCCCTGAACCAGATCGATCCCCTCGAAATCGAACGCGAGACTGGTATGGACTTCGATTATTACAACAACATTCCGGGCCTGCCGGGCGAATACGCGCTGATCGGCAATTCTCTCTGGCTGAAGCCAGCCGCCGACAATGGGATATCCTGCACCATGACAAACGGACTCAAGGTATGGGTCGCAAGGTCGACAACGCAATTCGCCGTTCCTGCGAGCTATGGCACTGCCGATACCACCGTGCCAGGGTTCGATTCAAACTTTCACGATGCTCTCTGCCTGTTCATGGCCGATGATTATCTGAGCGCGAACGGACAGGAGGCGAAGGGCGCTGGCTATGTAGCACAAGCCAATGCGATCGTTCAAAGCCTCGCGCATGCGACCGGAACACGCGACAAAGATAAGCCGGACGTCGTCGGCATGCGTCCCGAGAGTATCGAATAAAAAATAACAATAAATCTATGAAAAAAATCACACACTTCATTCTTCATCTGCCCTATGTAGGGCCTGCAATCGGTTTCTATTTCGGAGTCAAGGGATATAACCGGATCAAAGCGAAGATCATCCGGCCAGTGGGACAGCATCTCACGATCCGCGATCTATTCCTGAACACCATGCCTTCATTCAACTCGCGCGTGAATAAGGGCGCCGACCTCATCGGATCGCTTATCACCGGGACGAGCTTGAACAGCATCACGTCGCCTCTCCCGCCGAAGTACATCGCGCTCTCGCCGACCGTCCT